GTGCAGGTATCAAGCTGTCAGCAGTTGTGGATGATTACTACACGTCCCTGGCCTACCGATCACTGGCCCCTGTCACACAGAAGGATTACAGGTATTGCCTTAACACACTGCTAGCCACGCAGTTATCCCGTGTTAAGTTTGCAAGTGCTAACATCGGTACGATCACAGCCCCTCATGCACAGGCTGCTTACAACATCTGGGCAGAGAGGGGTGTCTCATTTGCCAACCACACCCTAGCAGTCAGCAGTAAGGTGTGGAACTACGCCATACAACTGGGGCATGTTGAGGTGAACCCCTTCAGCAAGGTATCTAGAAGGCCACACAAGCCCCGCAAAGTGGTGTGGTCAAGGGGGGATATCAACCTGTTCCTGACAACGGCATACAGCCAGTTTAGATGGAGGTCTGTTGGCCTGATAGTACAGATGGCATACGAGTGGTGTCAGAGGCTGGGTGACATGGCTAATCTGACATGGGATAAGTACGACTTCGACAAGCGTGTGTTGTACCTAGAACAATCCAAGCGTAGGGCCAAGGTGGAACTGCCCACCACTGATGAGTTGCATGAGATGCTGGTGCAGCAGCATGAAGACGTAGGCTTCCAGCCTTATGTGGCACCGGTCTGCTACAGCAACCGTGTGCTGTCCTCTCCATACAACAAGCACACCCTGTCGATGTCTGCACGTAATGTCATGAGGGCAGCAGGCTTGCCTGAAGAACTGCAGATCATGGACATGCGTAGGACTGGCACTGTCGAGATGGTAGATGCTGGTGTGCCATTGCCTCAGATCATGTCCATCACTGGGCATGCCAATCCACAGTCGGTCAAGCCGTACTTAAAAAATACCTTGACAAGTGCTCAAGCTGCTGCTACGCTCCGCTTTGCACACCGGCCCGGGTAATATTACAAGTGATATAAGGAACCGACATGTCTTCGTGGCTAATAATTGTGACCGGCTTGATCTACGCATACATAGCCGGTGAGCAAGGCTTCAAAGGGAACATACCCATGATGGTTGTATATACAGGGTATGCATTCAGCAACGTAGGTCTGTACATAATGGCTACCAAATGAATCCAAAACAATTCGTCACTGACTTGGACATGGGCATGGGTGAAGTGTGGCGTGGCAGGTGCCCTGTCTGCAATCGGTCAGGCACATTCACTGCCATCAATCAGATGGGCAAGCTGCTGTGGAACTGCTACTCCAACAGTTGTGATGTCTCAGGTGCAATGCATGTGGGCATGTCAGCAGATGACATCAGACGTGCCATGCACAGGGAGGATGAGTTCATTGAACTACCCGAGTTCAAGTTCCCTGAGTGGGTGGTACACAGGCCAGACTGGCAGATGTTCCAGAAGTATGAAGACAGATACGGCATCGACTGTCAGGCATTGGACTTACGCTATGACATCAAGGAGAACCGTGTAGTTTTTCCAACTGTCTGGCAAGGTAAAATTGTAGATGCAATAGGCAGAGCAGTTGATGGTGAGACCATGCCCAAGTGGAGGAGGTATGGCACTGCCCGTGTCCCCTATGTCAGGGGCACAAGCAATGTGGCTGTCGTTGTGGAGGATGCCATCAGTGCTGCTGTGGCTGAGTCACTAGGGTGCACAGGCTTTGCATTGCTAGGCACACAGTTGCTGACTGAGCACAAGGCTGCACTCAAGAAGTACTTCAAGGTGGTGGTGGCACTCGACCCGGATGCTGCGACCAAGACACTGGAGTACTGCCGTGAGTTACGCAGTGAAGGCATTGACACCCATGCACTCAGGCTGTATGATGATTTGAAATACCGCACTGACGAGGACGTTTGTGCCCTTCAACGACTGACAGGAGTATCAATTGGAACATGCCTTACTTAGGAGTTTGTTAGACAAAGAGTTCTATGATGAGACACGGGGTAACCGATGCCCCGACAAGCTGTTCACCAAAGACCTACGCAAGATCAAGACTGTCATCGATCATGCAATGGACAACTACCAACGAGACCTGTCGATAGATGAAGTGCAGGCTCTGTTCTTCACACAGAATCCCACACTCACGACTGCACAGAAGCAGGCATACGAGTTACAGTTCCACAAGATTGACAAGGCAGACAAGCTTGGTGCTGATGTAGCTAACGATGTACTGACCAGCATGTTCCGACAGGTTGTCGGTGAGGAGGTAGCTAACCTTGGGTTCCAGTATGTCAATGGTGATCAGACCAGCATGGAGCCACTTCGTAAGATACTCGACAGCTACCAAGATGACTTCACCCCCAGCATACGAATCAACTATGTAGACAACAGCATCGATAGTCTGATTCAAAGTTCAGCCAACAATACCAAGTGGCAGTTCAATGTGCACTCACTTCACAATGCAGTGCATGGGCTGGACAATGGCATGCTGTTTGTGATTGGTGCTCGATCTAACGTAGGCAAGTCAAGCTTCCATGCGACACTGTGTGCTGGGCCTAACGGCTGGGCACAGCAGGGTGCCAAGATTCTAATCCTGTGTAACGAGGAGAAGCCTGAGCGTGTGGCTAGCAGGTACATGACTGCTGCTACCGGCATGACCATGCCTCAGATTGTAGCCAACAAGACACAGGCACACAGGCTGTACGATCCATTGCGTGACAACCTCAAGTTCGTGGATGCAACAGGCAAGCATATGCACTGGGCTGAGGCAGTGATCAAGAATCACAAGCCTGACATTGTGGTGCTCGACATTGGCAGTAAGTTTGCAGAGGATGGTGCTGCGTCCAACAACCATGAGACACTCAAGGCCAATGCAATCTATGCCCGTAACATTGGCAAGATGTATGGCTGTCTTGTTGTGTATTGCACACAGTTGAGTGCAGAAGCTGAAGGTAAGATCGTGTTGTCGCAGGCCATGATTGAAGGCAGCAAGACTGGTCTGGCTGGTGAGTCAGACCTGATGATATTGATTGCAAGGAATCCACCCATGAATGACCAGACTGAAGACGATGGCATGCGGTATCTGAACATTGTGAAGAACAAGATCAGTGGCGTTCACAGGATTGTGAACTGTGAGTTTGATTACATGACAGGAGTGTATTCATCATGACCAATGTCAGTGTGGTGTGGGCCACGGCAGATGCAGAGAACTTGATTGCTTACATGGCACGTGTGTCTAACCCAGAGAATCAAGACAACCCTGAGTATGAGAAGCTGATTCGATATCTGATCAAGCACAAGCACTGGTCACCGTTCGAGATGGTCAATGTCTGCATGTCAATCTCATGCACACGGGACATTGCCAGACAGATTCTCAGGCACAGATCATTCACCTTCCAAGAGTTTAGCCAGCGTTATGCAGTGGCACAGGACTATGAAGTCTCAGATGCTAGGATGCAGGACAAGGACAACAGACAGAACTCTATTGTGTCTACCGACTTGGAGTTGAACAGGTGGTGGGATGAGCAACAGAAGAAGGTGATCAGCAGTGTGTCGAAGCTGTATGATCATGCACTCCAGACAGGCATAGCCAAGGAGGTGGCACGTAAGGTGCTGCCTGAAGGGCTGACCATGTCTAGGATGTACGTCAATGGCACACTGCGTAGCTGGATGCACTACACACAGTTGCGGTGTGGTGTGGACACACAAGCAGAGCACAGACAGATAGCATTACAGATACGCAAGAAGTTATCTACACTATTCCCAACTGTGATGGGTGCACTGGAGGAAGCATGAAGATAGAAATAAATGATGAGTTTGCATCTAAAATCGTAGCTGAAGATTTGAAGTGGCACATAAATAATTTCAAGAAGGACATCAAGAAAGCCAAGGCAGGTGAGTCGTACTTGAAATGTTTTTCAATGAGTCCTGATGAAGACATCAAGCGAATGAAAGAGATGATGAATGCAATGAAGCTTGTTCTAACTTACTACATGGTGCCATCAGATGAGTGACTATTACACATTAGAATCACAGGTTGTACAGTGGGCCAAGGATCGCAAGATCATTCCCAACTCTAGCCCGACAGCACAGCTACTCAAGGCTGTGTCCGAGATGGGGGAGTTAGCAGACGGTGAAAACAAATCTGACATGCCTGCCATCAAGGATGCTGTCGGTGATGTGATGGTGTGTTTGATCAACTACTGCTACATGCGTGGCATCACAGTCACTGACTGTCTTGCAGGTGCATACGAGGAGATCAAGGATCGGCGTGGTACCCTTCTACCCAACGGAGTCTTCGTCAAAGAGGCCGCTTAATGTATGTCGTTATTGACATTGAAAACACAGTCACCAACAGGGACAAGAGGAAACACCTAGACCCATTCGAAGCTGGCAACAGTCTTGTGATGGTGGGTATCAAGCCTGTGCATGACATCGACATGCCATGCGAGGTGTACACCTTCGACCACTCACAAGCTGCACCCACAGAGAATGGGCGTGATCAGGTGCAGAAGTGGTTGGATGCAGCAGATGTACTGGTGGGGCACAACATAACCCATGACCTTGTGTGGCTCTGGGAATCAGGCTTCAAGTATGACGGCCCAGTGTTTGATACAATGCTGGCAGAGTACGTGTTACTCAGAGGACAGAACATGCCTCTTAACTTGGGGGCTGTGGCTGAACGATATGGATGTGAAGTACAAAAGCAAGACACCCTGTCCAATTACTTCAAGCAGGGATACTCCACAAAGGACATTCCACATAATGAACTATCGGAGTATCTTCGACACGACCTTGGTGCGACCGAGGGAATATTTAAGGCGATATCTCTTCGGCTACAGACGGCGCAGGATGCGGGTCTATCTACGACAATCGATCTGACTAACGAGG